AGAAGATTGCTGACGCCATACATGCGTGCCGTCTATTCAAGGTTTGGCGCGTATGTCAGGTCGGATGCGAGAAACAGCATGAGAAAGGCGCCTGTCTGCCGGACCTGGATGCGTCATGGACCGTATGCGGGGTGGGACATGCTGGACCGTGCGCCCTCGGCGCCTGGGACACCGCCCCATACGCGGGTTGGCTACGTCAAGAAATTTCTTTATTTCAGCCTTGACCCCGATCGGTTGAGCGTCGTCATTGGACCACGTCGACTCCCTGGTATTGGTCTGAGCAACGGGTACACCGTTCCAGCCATTCTGGAGTTCGGACCAAGGACCGGCGCGCATCATGGGGTCTATTACGGCGTGCCTTACCGTTCGGTCCACCCGGCACGTCCGTACATGAAGCCCGCGATGGACAAGAACATGAAGAAAATGCGGTCGATCATGCGCATGGCGGCGCAGAAAGTCGGTAGAGCGGGCGGCGCGCCGTGGTTCACCGCTTTCTCTCGAAAACCGAACGTCAGAATGAACATGTGAGGAGATAGCGATGCCTGCCCGACTGGGATTAAATGCGAGACTGTACTTGCTTCCTTACGACAAGCGCGGGGAAGCTGGCGTTCTTTTGGACTGGCCGGCCGGCGGGGGAGTGCCACCGGAGCTGATCTTGTATCCGTCCTGCATGGACATCACGCTGAATCTGTCCAAAGCGGAAGCGGACGTGACGACGCGGGCATCGAACGGCTGGCGGCAGTCGGTGGGGACGCTCAAGGATGGCGAAGTCAGCTTCGATGTTCTTTACAACCCTGCGAACCCCATCGCTTACACCGACCCGTTTCAAAATCTTCTTGCGGCATGGTTGTATGATTATCCGATCTGTCTGGCGGTGATGGATCAAGCGTATGACACTGTGGGGGCACAAGGTTTCTATGCCGACTTCACGGTGATCACGTTCGAGAAGCAGGAAGCGTTGGAAGACGCGCAGAAAGTATCGGTGTCATGCAAACCGACGCCGAGCGTTTTGGTCCCGCAATGGGTCACGACGGTTGCGACACCGTAAGTAAGGGGAAAAAAGATGACTGTGAAGTTAGGTCTGAACGCCAAACTGTATTACTATGTGATGGCGACAAGGTATCCCAACTATCCTCTGGCGACAGCAGAAGTTCCGCCTGTCAGCGGCACGCTCACAAATTACGCCGAGAATGGCAACGTCATGGACTTGACGTTGAATCTGTCCAAAGCGGAAGCGGACGTGACGACGCGGGCGGCGGACGGCTGGCGGCAGTCGATCGGGACGATCAAGGACGGTGAAGTGTCGTTCGACATGATCTACGACACGACGGATGCGGCCTTCAACGACATTCAAAAGGCGTGGGATTCGAGTTTGCCCATTGCGATGGCGGTTCTCGACAACGACAAGGCGGGGGTTTACCAGGGATTGCACGCCGATTTCACGGTGATCACATTCGAGAAGCAAGAAGCCCTGGAAGACGGGCAGAAGGTGTCGGTGACGTTGAAACCAACGGACAGCGCAATGGCGCCGGCCTGGATTACGGGAAGTCCCTAAAAGGTGATTTATGGCAGAGTTTACGGATTCGATCGGTCGTAAGTGGATCGTCAACATCAACTGGGTCACGATTGAAGAGGTCAAAAAGACGATTGATTACGACCTCTTGAAAGTTGACAGCGACGGTGCCCTGGTCTGCATCAAGGAGTTGATTGACAACCCGGGACAGTTGGTGACGGTCCTGTACGCTCTGTTGATTGATCAGGTGACAGCCTACAAGCTGGACGAGTGGCAGTTTGCGGAAGGGATGCTTGGAACCGCACTGGATGAGGCGCACTATGCCGTTTGCGAGGGTATCGCAAATTTTTTCCCAAGCCCGAAGCGTCAGTTGCACCTGGGGCACCTGGAGAAACACCATCTGGCGATGAAGGAGATGCTGGAAGAGATGACGGCATGTCTCACGAACGGAAAGTTCGAGGAGGCGCTGAAACGCCAGAAGACGCGATTAGGGAAGCAATATGCAGCGATTGTGGAATCCTTGGGATCGCAAACCCTGGAAATGGAACATGGCGAGAAGTCCGGTGGGCAGTGAAGACGAAAATGTTTTCGGATTGGACGCACACCGCTCACATCCTTTGCTTGATTGCGAACGTGAACCGGGATACGAAGAAGCATCGTGAACCCTACAGCGTCTCTGACTTTCATCCGATGATGAAGAAGGCGCCACCGCTCAAAGCGCCGATCGACGTTCTGAAGGTTTTTGTGAAGGAAGAACGAGATGCCAAGCGGAGCGGCGGGAGCAATAAGAGCGGGACAAGCTTACGTTGAATTGAGCATGGTGTCGAAGCTCAATCAAGGACTGCAGATAGCTCGTCGTCAAATCAGTCAGTGGGGCGCATCCATCCGCAACATGGGAGCCACGGTTGCGGGTGCCGGGGCAATGGTCGTTGCTCCGTTCATCAAGTTCCTCGGCGCGGCGTCTGAGGCTGAGTCGATTCTTCTCAGGTTCAAGACCGTTTTCGCCGAACTCGCGCCTGCCGCATGGAAGTTTACTGAGGCTTTTGCCAAAGGGATCGGACGGTCGCGCTACGAGATGGCGCGGCAGATGACGAACTTCATGGCGTTTTTCAAGGGCGCTGGTTTTTCATCCCAGGTTGCCCTCGACGCGACGAAGTCGATCACGCGGGCCGTTTACGACTTTGCCGGCTTCAATGCCCTGCTGGACGACGACGCACAGCGCCGGTTCATTTCCGCGTTGGGCGGCAGCTCCGAAGTGCTCGACCTTTTCGGAGTCAACTTGAAAGAGGCGCAGGTCAGCATGGAGTTGGCGAGACTGGGAATGGCGAAGTCGAGTCAAGAGGCGTCTGAAATGCAGAAGCAGGTTGCCAGACTTTCCTTGATCTTTCAGGGTTTGCGGCGGCAGGGCGCGCTGAATTACATGCTTGAATCTCTTGGCTTGTTCCGCACGGCGCTGATTATGACAAAGAGTGCGTGGAATGAATTTCAGGTTGCGATGGGTGCCGCCATATTCGAGCAAGCCAAGAAGGTGCTCTTTATTTTCAGGGATATTTCATGGACGATTAACGAGTGGGCGCGGGCGAACCAGGACTTGATTCGCAAACTGTTTCTGTTCGGTGTCGCCCTGACTGCGGCTGGCACTGCAATTGTCAGCCTGGGCATTTCCATTCAGGTTGTCACGTTCGCGTTCGGCGGCTTGTTGCGCGTGATGAACTTTCTGCCGAGCTTGCTCGCTGGCGTTCTTTCATCGTTTGCCGGTTTGTTCAGCATGATGAGCGCGTTCCTGCCATTGCTACTCACCGTCCCCATCACCATCCTGGGGATCATTGCGGCGTTTGGCCAGTTCGGAAAGGTGGTCGAGACGGTGAAGTGGGCATTTACCGATGGGATAGATGCCGCCAAAGCGTTCATCAACGACGTGTTGCAGACCATCAATAAAATCGGCGGTGCGGTGGTGAGGGCATTTTCGAGCGGTCAGATACAACTGGCGCTGGAGATTCTCTATGCCTCATTTGTGTTGGTCTTTCGGAAGATACAAGCGGCGATCATGCCGTTCCTGATGCCGCTGTTCGAGATTGCAAAGGACATTCTGCCGAGAATCAAACTGATTTCAGACGCCATCTGGAGTGCGTTAGGCATTGAGACGACAGGACAGATCGCAAACAGCTGGACTGAAATGTGGGACACGATCTACATGCGTGCCGTAACGATGTTCTACGACATGCAGGCATTTATCAAGTCGGTCATGGTTTATGTGGCAGCGGACATCAAAGAAACTCTCATGGGTGCGCTAACCGACGTGATGCTCGGTTTTCTCAACGTGGCGAAGTGGGTTGAGCAGATGCAGGCAAAGGTTGTTGGTCTGTTCAGTGAGAGCGCTGCCGAGAAACTTCGTGCCGACATCAAGATGCTCGAAGCGGAGATGGACAAGATCAGGAACACGCCCGACGACATCCGCGACGAAGCAAACGCCCAGGTCGATGAAATTTACGACCAGCGCAACAAGGGCATCGAGAAACAAAAGCAGAGGCTCAAGGAGCTGCAGCGAGAGCGAGAGATCGTTTCAAAGAAAGCCGCCCAGCAGGCGTGGCTTGCCGCAGGCAGGCTGGACGAGCTGATTGCAAAGGCCAATGCGTTGCCTGGGCGTCAGTGGGGGTTCCCCGAACAAACGTGGGATGAGATCAAGAAGACGCTAGACGCCATGGCGGCTGAAGCGCGGGCGGCGGGTGGTGGTGGCGGTGTCGGTTTGGGTGTTGTGGGAGGTGGCGCCATTGCTGTGCGTCAGGCGGCTGTCGGCAAAGAGATCAAGGACATTGCGAAGAACACAAAGAAGGCAGCTGACGTGCTGGAGGGGATAGCGGGTGCTAACGACAGGGGTGGCGGAATTCCGCTGAGATAAAGATGGGCGTACTCAAAGAACGAAACGTCTCTCGCAGCGGCACCATCGGGCGCCAGGGTGACTCTCAGCGGTTGTTTGTCGCGCACGATATTTATTCACTGCAGGCGCTCGATGATCTGATCAATCAAAGCACGGCGGTTCTGGAATGGAACGGCCGCAAATATGCCGGCTACACTTATTCCGAGATGGAGAATTCGACCAGTTACGAGGTCACCGTCTATTATCGTGAAGAGAACGAGCGCGACCGCGATCCGCCGCCGGCGGGTACGGCACGGTTCAGATTCGACGTTGCCGGCAAGTCCGTTACGATTCACCGGCCGGCCGGGGAGTCCAATTCGCGTCCAAGGTATGCCGGAAGTATGCCCGGCTGGACGTCGGAAGACCCGCTTGACCGGGTGCTGATTGGCGACAACGGCGTTCTCGACGAGCAACCGAAGGGTGCCGAAGTGGTGGTGCCCGAGTTCGGCTTTAGTTTCGAGTACACGATTCCTGGTGAGCAACTGACGTGGGATTACATTCAGACCGTGCGCAGGCTTGTGGGCAAGACAAACGCGCAGGCGTGGCTGGAGTTCCTGCCGGAAGAAGTGTTGCTGGAGTCGGTGAGTGGCAGCATGGAGTTGGGCGAGGACAGCACGATCACATTCAACTTCAAGGCCGGCGAGACGCTGTTCGATTACAGGATAGACGCAGGTGACGCAGGAGACGGTTTTGGAACGTACTGGATCGTCGAGGAGTTTAAGCCTCACGACTATCTTGATTTGCAGACGAAAATGTGGCTTGAGCCGGGGACGTCGGCGAAATATTGCATTATTGTGAGCTGGGAGTTGTGGCAGATATATCCCACTGGCGACTTTAGCCTGTTGGGAATCCCGGGTGCATCGTGATCACGCGCAGATACAATTCAGGTCAGTTGTGGGTTCCTTCGGCAGCGGAGTTGAATCAGTGGAGTGATGCTGCCGCCGCCCAAATCAAGAGGCAGCGCAAGTTCACCGATGGTCCAAAGCGCGACGTCAGTTTCCGCCCCAATCAGGTCGTCTATGTCCGCAACGAACCGCGTGACGAGGAAAGCGATCCAGACGTCAACCTGGATGCTTACCACGTCATCATGTACGAGGACATCATTGCCAAGCCGGCGGATGCGAGTTACGGGTCGTATGCGCACGTCGCTTTCCAGCGGGTGATGTCGTTCGCTGGTGGTCGCTACTGGGGTATTCTGCAAGAGCCGATCATTAACACGGACATTGAGTATTACCCCGGATACCCGCTCCCCACGGCGGGGCAAGACCCTCCTGTTCCGACTGGCGATCCGGCGTGGCAGTCGAGCACGGGCACGGCGCTGGTGGCACGCTGCGGGATAACCTGGGCGTGGGTCGACATCATTGACGCTCTCGACTGGGGCTGCGGCCCGGTCGAGAAGGACGACGACGAGATTGAACCCAATCTGGAATCCGGCCTGCCCGGCGCGGAAATCATCTGGAAACCAGAGGGGACTGGTCTGAAGTTCTGCCTTATCAACATCAGGTGCGGTGTCGAGGTAGCATTTGCGCGTGCCAGCGAGGACATCCCCGCAGAGGGTGCCGGGCAGGCGATGCTGGTTGTGAACAGAGGCGGCGCGATCGAGTCTACCGGGCAAGAAGTTACCATCAACCTTGATGCGTGCCACGGAGGAGAGCAAATTTCACAAGGTCTTGACGTTTTGATCGCGCGTGGATGGGGAGGGCAGCACGACGGATTCTGGAGAGTGATTTCAGCCTATT